AGCTTGCTTGGCTTATGACTCGACCAGAATATCTTTCATTTATTACTAGAGAAATATTAAATATACAACTTCTTCCATCCCAATCTTTATTCTTAAAAGAAATATGGAATAGAAAATTCCCAATGCTTATTGCTAGTCGAGGTTTCGGTAAATCATTTATGCTTTCTCTCTACGCTGTGCTTAGGGCGCTCATATTGCCACGCAGAAAGGTTGTTGTGGTTGGAGCGGCATTCAGACAGTCTAAGGTTCTTTTCGAGTATATGGAGACTATATGGCGCAATTCTCCAATGCTAAGAGATATATGCGATGGAGATAGTGGTCCACGTAGAGACACAGATAGATGTACGCTTCGTTTAAATGATAGTACAGTTACATGTCTTCCTCTTGGCGATGGACAAAAGATTAGAGGCCAGAGGGCAAATGATATTATTGCCGACGAATTTGCATCTATACCTAGAGAGATTTTTGAAAATGTTGTAGCTGGCTTTGCTGCGGTCAGCGCAGACCCAGTAGAAAACGTAAAAAGACTTGCGGCACAAAAGAAAGCAGAAGAGCTTGGCGTATCTTTACAGACAGAAGAGAAAGAAGTAAAAAAAGATAATCAGATTATTCTTTCAGGAACAGCTTATTATGATTTCAATCATTTTGCCACATACTGGAAGAAGTGGAAGTCTATCATTAAAAGCAAAGGAGATAAATCTAGACTTAGGGAAATATTTGGTGAAGACCCGCCAGAAAGTTTTGATTGGACCCAGTATTCCATTATACGAATGCCATATGAGCTATTACCAAAGGGTTTTATGGACGCAGACCAAGTTGCCCGATCTAAGGCTACAGTCCATACTGGTATTTACCAAATGGAGTATGGGGCTTGTTTTACTAGAGATTCTCAGGGTTTTTTCAAGCGTTCTCTTATCGAGTCCTGCGTTGTGTCAGAAGAATCTGCAATAAAAGATGAATCTGGCAACGATATACTTTTCGAGGCTATTCTATTAGGAGATCAAGGCCGTCGTTATATATTTGGAGTTGACCCAGCATCTGAAGTTGACAATTTTAGCATTGTGGTACTAGAAATACATCCTTCTCATCGTAGGATAGTTCACTGCTGGACAACTACACGGTCAGAACACAAAGAAAAGGTTAAGCGAGGATATTCTACCGAAACTGATTTCTACTCGTATTGCGCTCGGAAAATACGAGATCTCATGAAGCTATTTCCTTGCATTCACATTGCAATGGATGCACAGGGTGGCGGCGTTGCAGTAATGGAATCTCTTCACGATAACGATAAAATAAAAGAAGGCGAAGTTCCAATTTGGCCAACAATAGACGACGACAAGCCAAAGGACACAGACAACGAAAGAGGTTTGCACATTCTTGAAATGTGCCAGTTCGCCAAGTATGATTGGTTAGCTGAATCTAATCACGGAATGAGAAAAGACTTTGAAGATAAAGCTTTATTATTCCCAAGATTTGACCCACTAACCCTTACTATATCAGGACACGAAGACGATGCCAAGGGTAGAATGTTCGACACTCTTGAGGAATGCGTTCTTGACATCGAAGAACTCAAAGACGAATTAGCTATGATTCAAATGACACAGACTACTGCCGGTAGAGATAGATGGGACACTCCAGAAGTGGTAGTAGGAACTGGAAGAAAGAGTAAAATAAGAAAGGATAGATATTCAGCTTTACTTATGGCCAACATGGCTGCAAGAACATTACAGAGACTTCCAACTCAGGCTGAATATCAGTTCTATGGAGGTTTTGCAACCGGTGGCCATATGCCAAAAACTGACGATAAGTTATACAATGGTCCTAGTTGGTTTTCAGATCAGATGAAAGATGTGTATTAATACGTATACAATCCAATTACATTCTAATTGAGGCTTATGATGAACGAAGATATGCTTACTTGGGCAGACGGAGACGACAAAGGCAAATCAGATGCTATCTCGCAATTTTCTAAAAATGTAGATTCTTATAGCGGATTAAGTAAATCTCACGGCAATCACTACAGGCATTTCTTAGACATAGAGCCTAATAGGTCTGTTCGCCCCGGATTCAATCACAGTGATTATTATGCTTTTCGCCCAGACGAAGCTGTTCCAACCCAGCAGCGCAGAATTATCAAGATGTGCATGGATGCTTACGATAAAGTTGGCATTATTCGCAATATCATTGACTTAATGGGTGATTTTGGAAGTCAAGGCATCCAGATTGTTCATAGAGATAAAAGCGTTGAAAAGTTCTATCAGCAATGGTTTAGAAATGTTAGCGGAAAAGAGCGTTCAGAAAGATTTTTAAACAATCTTTATAGAACTGGCAATGTTATCATTTACCGCAGCTATGCTCAAATAACACCTAAATTGAAGCAGTATATGAAATCTCTATCTTCTGACATTAGAGTAGAATTACCAAGCGCCCCTTCTAACGAAATACCTTGGAGATACAATTTCTTCAATCCTCTTACTGTAAAAAACAAAGATGGTAATCTTTCTCTTTTTATGGGTTTACAAAATTATACCATTACAACCAATTCTTTTTTTGACAAGTTTAAGGCTGGTGACATCCCAAACCATGTCCTTGAAACTTTGCCCCCAGCAATCAAACAAAGTTTAATTCGTGGAGAGAAAGATATACCTCTTGATCCCGAGAGATTAAGCATGTTTTATTACAAGAAAGATGATTGGAGACAGTGGGCAAATCCTATGATTTATGCTATTCTAGACGACATCGTAATGCTTGAAAAAATGAGACTAGCAGATATGTCGGCGTTAGATGGCGCAATTTCAAATATCCGACTGTGGACTTTGGGTAATTTAGACCATAAGATTCTTCCAAATAAAGCAGCGATTAATAAACTAAGAGACATCCTTGCTAGTAATGTTGGTGGTGGCACTATGGAACTCGTTTGGGGTCCAGAACTATCTTTTCAAGAATCTCATAGCGAGGTTTACAAATTTCTAGGTTCCGAGAAGTATACCTCTGTGTTGAATAGTATTTATGCTGGACTGGGTGTCCCACCAACTCTTACTGGTATGGCTACAAACGGTGGAGGCTTTACAAATAACTTCATTTCTCTTAAAACCTTGGTTGAACGACTACAATACGGACGAGACCAACTAATTAGATTCTGGGAAAAAGAGCTTGAGCTTGTGAGACAGGCTATGGGCTTTAGACACAAAGCTCACATTCAGTTTGATCAAATGACTTTATCTGACGAAGCTTCGGAAAAGAATTTGCTGATTCAGTTAGCAGATAGAGACATAATTAGCCATGAGACACTATTAGAGAGATTTAAGGAAATACCACAAATAGAAAATATAAGAATCAAAAGGGAGGTTAACAAAAGAGAAGATTCTGGCCCACCAAAAGCCAGCCCTTATCACAACCCAAATCATCAGCAAGACCTTGAAAAAATGGATAAACAAGGACAAATTAACTTAAAACAAGAAAAAGAAAAACAAAAAAATTCAACAAAACAAAGCACCAATACGGACATAAAGCCTGTCGGTAGGCCAGAAAATTCTCAAGATTCTGGCCCAAGAAAACAACGAACGGCAAAGCCGAAATCCACTCCCGGAGTTGCGGAGTTGCTTAACTGGGCTGAAAAAACTTGGGAAAAATCTGGCTCTATTATCAATAAAGCTTTCTTGGGGTCAATAGGAAAGAAGAATTTAAGGCAACTAACAAAGTCTGAAGCCAACACCTTAGAGCTTTTAAAGCTAGAAGTTTTCTTAAACTTAGACCCATTAAGCAATTTTTCTGACGCTGACATATTCTCTATACTAAAATCCAACCTTGGCATACCAAAAGACCTTCAAATGAAGGTCAAAAGCAAAAAACTTTCCTTAGATATAATGTCTGTTGATGAATTTAAGAATAATTCAATTGGCATTTTTCTTTCAGAATATACGCAATAATCTACTTTTTTTTTAATCTTGTGTATATTTCTTTAGCTAGAGGCTTATATGCAAATACATAAACAAGAAATCTTAGACGGCGTAGCTGAACTTGTACAATCAAGTGCCAGCATAGCTTACTGTGCGCCAGCTGTTCTACAATCCAAAGAAGAGGCTTTAGAAAAAGGTCTTGAAGAAAAATTCAGCTTTACTGCCGATAAGATTAAAGCCTCTAATGCTAATCCCGAACAAATAGATCTTTATTATCTAAAGTCAGTATTAGTGTCCACTGGCTGGAATAAAAATGATGATGTGTTCAATCCGTCAGAAACTTGGGCGGCTAGAAGCACACCAGAAGATAAACAATTCAATTTTATGCACGATGAAAACGACATCATCGGTCATATTACTGGTAGTTATATCATTAACGAAAGCGGCGACAGAGTTCTTTCCGAAGAAATGCCACCCAAGTTTGATATAGTTACAGAAGCAGTTCTTTATAATAGTTGGACTGATCCAGAAAATAGACAGAGGATGAATCAAATCATTGCAGAAATTGAAGAAGGCAAATGGTTTGTTTCTATGGAGTGTTTATTTGCTGGATTTGACTATGCTTTACTTAGCGAATCCGGTGAAGCAAAGCTTTTAGAAAGAAATGAAGGCTCTGCGTTTTTAACTAAACACCTCAGAGCTTACGGTGGTACTGGTGAATATGAAGGATATAAAATTGGAAGATCTTTAAAAGAAATTTCATTTTCTGGCAAAGGACTTGTTTCTAAGCCTGCAAACCCTCGTAGTGTTATACTTGATTCAAGTAGGGCATTTTCACTAAACGATATAACTATAACTA